GGATACTAACCAGCGAATCCTTTTGGATCCCTTAACCGGTTCTCGCCCGTTACGGTCGAGGATCGGTTGCCCTTCGTCATACAAGGATGGCACGAACGTCATGCCAGCCTTTTGATGAAACCAGTTCCAGTAATACCCACGTTCCCGCTTCGGCTTTCGCTTAGCGGGTGTACGGGTAAGACGAAGATAGTGCCAGATACCGTGCTTGTACACAGGCGGTCTGGTAAAATCCTGAAACTTTGGTGGTATGAACTTCAACCCCATCGTGTCAGGATCGCTATCCGGAATTGGACACAGATTACCCCAGACGCGTACGATCTCAAGAAGTATCAGATCGAACGTCTCTGGCGCTTCACAATAGTCCCAACGGGCATAAAGTCCGTTGTACCATTTGTGTAAGCACTCTGTGTACTCGTATGCAGAATGTTTCCCGCATACGTGTTCGGGCATAAAAGGGCGAACATCAACACCTGTGTGGTAGTCACCACCACAGGACTCTCTGAATGGGCCTTCAACGAAAGATTTCTCCTCGTTGACGGTAAAACCCAGCGCGTGCAAGGAGTGCACGACATACTGCGAGTATTCGGACGGAAATATAATATCATCTCCGTATACGTCTACATTCGCAGAGGATCCCATTAACTCCAATACAGCCTTGACGATGCTGTAGAAGAGTATTGTCTGGAGCGGGAACGTATGACCGCTTCCCATAAGCATGCATGACCTAATTTCAACAATGCGCTCGTCGACTAGAACTTTATCGACTCGCACAGTGTCAAGAACAGGCCACCATGACTCTGGTACTAAGGCCACAATGTGGTCCCAGACATAAGAATCTGATGCTCGTTTCATATCAATCGTACAACGCTGACCATCAACTGAACCGGCTTTCGCCAGTTGGCGGTGATAGTACTGTTGCGTCGCAAGATTGATATGTGTTCCTCGTTCTAGCCTTTCACGGAAAATAACACCTAACCCGCGGGAGAGAAATCCCCCTACGGTTGTGTCAGGTGCCATAATACGTGCGGCTTTGAACGTTTTGGGAACAGCCTTCATTTCAAGGAAATCGGTTCTCTTGACTTGCTTAAGGCCAAGCCGACATGCGCGGTGGAGATGAATATCCTCACATAGCGCAACCTTAAACCACTCTATTTGATCAATTGTGCCATTTAGAGTAGAAAGCCGTGTATCCAAATACGATTCCCGATAGGGAAGCTCAAACGCGGCACGTTTACCGAAGGAGCATGCCTTAAAGAATTCAGTGTAATCGAATTCACCAAGGATATCCGCACATATAGTGCGGGCTCTCTCAATAACGCGGGCCGAAATTTGAGTTGTATCTGGTAGTCCAAACGTTGTCTGGCTTCTAACGAACTCCCATAAGGAATCCATCTTCAGCGTTTCAAAATCTGGATCAGACGACAACAACACTCGTTTGAAGAAGTGCTGTAATTGATAGTGCCTTTTGAAATCATATGGTTCCCAATAATCATATCTGGGACCTGTATAACTTCTAGGGCTAAACCAATTTTCATCATAGGGATTGTTTCCTATGGGCTTGAGGTCCTTGACCAATGATTTGTATATCTTCATAATCATTGGCTCGGATTGATACGTCTGTTTGGAACGTCTCATAATCTAACTCCATTAAGTTATTACTTTATGGACCCTGCCTCAAAGAAATCATCGAGACCGGAAGCGTTTAGTGCGGCCATACCCATACTCCGAAAGTTACTAACTTCAGTACTAGCGGATTCCGGGTGTACCTCTATCTCTATGCGTATCAGGTTATATGCAACTCTACCTGATGCAAGAGTTAAAGGGCGCACGATCCTAAGCGAAGACTTCTGCTTAGTATAATCGCCGTCAGATCCGAGTGAAGGCATACGGGAAGTCCCGTATAGCTTTTCTCGCTGGAAGTAATCAGTTTCCGCAGCATTTGCGCAAACTATTCCATTTGCAACCTGTTCGCCTGTGGCATCGAAAGTAATTGCGGTGCCACCTGCAGGAGTGTATGTTGCTCCTTCGTTCAGGGCTATTCCATTAATGGACATAGCTACCTCCTTAGGCCTTTAATTAGGCCTACAATTAGAGCTAGTGCATCTAGTTTGTGGATCCAAGAAAGCGGACCTGAAACAAGACACGGTAACATTGGTGGCGCAACATCATCACCGATTACTCTGGTAATGTGATACGCGTTTGCCACGTAGGGGTTATAGTAGGTTGGTGATTCAATGAATCCACCAGGACCTATTATGGAACTCCCTTCGTCAACCCACATTTTCACTTGCTTTTGTGTCACAAGTGTAGCGTAACGCTCGCCAACTTTTAGATTAGTGTTTCGGAAGGAATCTAACCAGACTCCAACACCGATAAACCAATCGAAAACAAAGCTAGCTGGCACTACTTCCCAACCTGCACGGATCATGTCATAGAGCGAGTCCCCGAAAGGGTGCTCATCCCATTGACTTTCGACCCATAGTGCACTACCACACTTACGTGTAGTAGTTGTTTGGGCTTTAAATGCGAGTACCCCATAGGAATAGCTGAACACGTGTTCTGTTATTCCGCTACGTTCAGTGTGCACACTGTACACCTGAACTTTTTCCTTAGGGCGGTGTTTCTCAGTAAGTAACTGACAAACATCCTGAATCGTTAACATCAGCGGCTGGATTGCATAACGCCATTCAAGCCAAGTACCGGCAGGGTCTTTACCCCGCGCGACACTCTCCTTAAATAGTAACGTCAAGCTTACAAACGACTTTACTAGTTTTGTAACGTAGAAAATCGTTTCTCCAAGTTCTGCGAGGAATGTCGCACCATCAAACTGCGCTTCATTTGCCTTAGCATAGAGCTCCGCGATCATATTATCACGAAAGCGAAGATCCTCTGCTTGATGCTTTAATGCATCGGGCGTAAAAGCAAGTTTGGGTTTGGTGAGACTGTGATTGGGCGCAAAGTGCATCCAATTACTTCCGCCATCCATATAATTATATAGATTGCAGAACCACAAATCGGCGAAACCAGAGATTTCATACTGGTAACGCTCGAACGCCCTGCACTTCTGCAGGTTCCGAACTCCACGCCAAGACGTGACCTCACCTTCGTTTACTACGAAGTTGTATGGTCCGTATCTTGGAACCTTAACACCACAAGGGCTCGTACCGACGCCTCCTACGATGTAAGCTGAGGAGTACTTCTTTGGATTCACTGTATTTACATACATATCATCCTCCGAAGTCAAAGAACTCATTGCCATCCACAGGGATGGGGATTCGGTCAACAAAACCGAAAACTTCTAATATTACTTTTGCAAGTATTACTAGAACAATGACGGCGAGGCCGACATCAAATAACGTTGGTCTAAACATAAACCCTCCTTGGGCCTATGTAGGCACCAATGAGAACTTGGCGAAATGCCGCGGTTCCACGCAGGTAATACATTTGGTAGCTGCTCAATTGCAGCCGACCGGTACAACACTAGACGCTCTTGCATCAACCTTCGCAGGATGATCGCCGCATCTTCTAATGTTGTACCAGCACCTTGTGCACTTAGGTCTCACCCTGCCCTACGTTGGGAAACGTAGGAAAGGTGATCGACCAGGTCCCCG